AAGTATAATAAATTCGTGTGCCATGTTAGTTCAAATCAATACGTGGTGCTTTCAATGTCATGTTACCTCCTGATGTAATTTTACAAGTGCCGTCAACATCTGCTTGAAAATTACCGCCAATTTGTAAGTTTACATTACCATCAACATACACAGTAACGTTACCTTTTACATAGACTTGTTCGTTGCCAACTACAACTTCAAATTTATCTTTCTGTATTCTTTCTGAGCGTGAGCCATCAGGACCCCATTCTGTGTATGAACCAGAACGATGATAGATGTGTACACGTTCAGCATCTTTTGTATCATCAAACTCTAATGCATGACCCGATTCTGATTCATATACATTATTATATGGATACTGTGCTTTATAATAAGAAGCTGGTTCAACTTTATTTGCTCTTTTATTTTTCTTTGCTGTTACGATTTCTGAAGGATACTTAGCATCGTTTCTAGCAAGCCTCGATGTTGATGGTTCGTCAAGTTTTCTTGGATAGTTTGTTGCATTCTCTGTTGGTTTTACTGGTGCTGATGCTAACTGAGAAGCTGTTCTTGGGTCATTAAATCCTTCTTGTGGTTTTGCTGCTTTCAAAGGTATGCCAGGAAATGAGCCTAACATAACGGGCTCTTGTGCATTTTCACCATCAAGAAAGAAACCAAACACCATATCACCCTCACGTGGAGGATAAACATTAGGCATATTTATTGGTATACTTGATGTAGCCCATGGCAATGAGTTTGTTGGTAATTGTACTTTGTTTGGATTATGCCATCCAATACAACGAACACGACAACGACCCAACTTCAGTGGGTCTTTACGGTCTTCAACATAACCCATCCACCAAATAAATCCATTTTTACCAGCAAAATCTTTTTGATCTGTTTTCATTTAAGCAACTGGAAAATTCTGAGAATAATTAACAGCAATATTATTTTGCTCTGGATTACTTACGAAAGTTTTTTCATTAGATGAGCCAGACGCCACTTCAATAACAGTTATGTGTTTCTTTAAATTAATTATATGTCTTGTTCCTGTTATGATATATTTTCCACTAATAGAATTATCTTGTGTTCCTTCTTGTCCTTTTGAACGTGCGCCAAATCCAGCAGTCTCAAAATTTACATTTTTACCAGATGTTAATTGAAAATTGCCCGGCATTACAATCTTTAACCGTCTAGTCATCAGACCACTAATCAAAGCTTTTCTTTGATTTAAAATCAATTCATAAGATTCATTTTTTGAAATTGACGTTGGGTCATTTTCTTTAACATAATTGCTTTGACCTCTAATCTGATTATAAACACTTAATGCTTGATGAGAATCGAAAGTCGTTTTTGTTGTGGTTTCTTTATCACGATTGTGTATTTCAGTGTCAATAGGATTTTTATTTCCCTGTTGAATTAATTTGTATATGTCATCAAATGAAAATTGTTGACTACCAAAACTTTTTGTTATTGGGTCAAAAGCCAAAAATTTATTAGCGTTTACACCATCTTGTATTCTATCAATTAAATCAAATTGAGAAAGAACTTCAAAATTTCTAGCCCGACTTAGTTCATAAAACTCATCACCTTCCGAAATGTCTTTCGGAGTAAAACTAATGTCTAGAATGGCATTTTTGGTTAAAAGAACTGACATTGAAATAAAATTATATCCTTCCGAATTACAGAAAAAAAGATATTCGGGAGAATTCTTTATACCTAAAGCACGTTTTGAACACCATTCAATAGCATCAAGTGGAGATAGATTGGGAATAACTATTTTTCTGACACCATAACTTTGCTGAAAAGCGCCTCGACTTTTGCTAGGAATTTGTAAGTAATTGGTCATGATTTTTTGAACAACATCAGAGTATGTTGTTTCATAACTTTGATTTACTTTTTTCTGTTCCGAAAAAATTAATTCATCAGATACAAAATGTAGAATGTAAGACTCACTTGATTGATTTATATTTTTTCTATCGGTTTGCTTGTATATACGATATGATTTTTTAAATGAAGCAAAACCCGTGTTTGTTCCTTTTGATAGAGAAATCGCAATAACTTCTGAGCCATCCAAAGCAAGTCTTTTTGACAACTGTTGTGCATCAACAATAAGAATGTTTCCAGAAATAACTGGTAAAAATAAAGAATCAAAAAGATTAAGTTCCTCAAAAATTTCGTCCAGATTAATTTTATCCGCTTTAGTTTGGATAAAAATTTCATCTATTCTATACTGTGTCGGTTCAAGTAAGTTCATGATGGATTAATTATACTCTTAAATTCTTTCATTACCTGAGAAACAAACTCCGGCTTTAATATTTTAATCTTTCTTTTCTCATCATTTATATCATTCTCATACTGATAATATGTTTTTGTTTCTTTTGTTATAGTCTCAGTGATTGTTTCACCAGTTGATAAAGTATATGTTGCTGTCGATGTAATCACATTTGCATATGTATTTGCATCAAGTTGAATTCTTTCGGTTATTGTTTTATTTTCTGGTGTTTTTCTAGTGGCTGTTCTTGTTACAATTTTATAATATGCTTGGACATTTGCATCGTTTTTTGCCCATGAGAGTCCAGCTCCAGAAGTTGAGTTGTTCGCATAAGATGGTCCAGAATATTTTTTATCTACATATTCATTAAATACTTCATATGATAATGGCCATTCATATTGCGGGTCCATTATATCATTGAACATCAACACTATCCAATGTCTCTCTGGATTGTTGTAAATTTTTGCTGCAATAATTTCTGGAGTATCCGAATCTTTAATAGAGTATGGATAGAAAGCAGATGAATTTTCTTTCAACGTGCTTTCAAATCCGAATCGAGCAATAATATTCGTTACAGTGTCAAGGCTTGTGACATTGTTTGCACCAGAAGAATAAAATGTTAGTGGAAAGTTATTAAAATAGTCTGCCATTTTATGCTGTTTTTCCAAAAGCTGCTGAAACACCCAAAGATTTTCCGGACTGTGCTGCTACACCATTAATTCCCTGAACATCTTTTGCGAAATCTTCTTTAGTGATATAAGTTGTTTCTGTAAATTGTAATGACATTTGAATTGCAACAGGCATACCAGTTCCACCTAAAGATGGACTGTTTTCACCAGGAACTTCATAAGCAGACCATCCTCTAGGAGCATAGTTTACTTGAACGTTTTTCAAAACACATGATGCTATTTGTGGAATGTTTGAATTTTGTTTTCCTGCATAGTAAAACTTAATGTCGAATTCCGATGGTGGTATCAACATACCAGTTTGTCTCCCACTTTCAAACTTGTCCAACTCTGGAGCTTGATGAAATCTAAATCGTTCTATGATTCTTTGAACTTCAAATGCTTCTTGTTCACTTCTAGGATAAAACATGAATTCAAACTGAAAGCTTCTCAATTGTGGAGAAACGTAAATCATTTCCAACATAGGATTAATTACTCTACCAGTTGCTGCAAATACTCCTAATCTACCAGTTGCGCCTGAAGTTTGACCAGGCAATTTTGCAACAACATCTTGTAGAACTTGTTGCGCTAAACCGGATTTAACGGCAACGCCAGCAAGTTGAGTGCCTCTCATTCCACCTTGATATGCACTTACTAATTCTGATGCAGCAACAGCAAATTGTCCTAATTTTTCGTCGCCAGGAGATAAATCCGAATAACTTGATGTCGAATCAAAATTAATTGTGTCTGGCATGTATAATGCAATAGCATCATTTGTTAATCGAGTGCGATTTAATGCATTGAATGGACTTTTATCAGTAATTTCTGCAATGGATTTTCCGATGCCGGGGTCAAAAGCTTCTTGTTTAGATGCGGTTTGTGGTCCCGCAACAAAACTATTAATTGCTGAACCAACTTTTCCTGTTGTTCCGCCTTTAGACGTTAAAAAATTTGCGCCTTTCGATAAGGCACTTCCTAAAGCAGTATTTAAAGCTCCTGCTAATCCAGATTGACCAGATGATGAAACAAGACCGGTACCTGTTGACTGCGCTTTAAATCCATTAAATAATTCCGATTCCTGTTCTTTACTGTAAGTCTGTCCACCTCTAGTGGTTGCAGCAAAGTTTGTGTTCACTTGTTCACGAACAAAGAAAACCATATAGTGACCTTTATCCGCTGAGGTACCTACATCAATAGGATATCTAAGCATTGAGCTTTTTAAATACGGATTACCATCTAAAGCCTGAAGTGGTCCTCTTCTTGAAATATCATTAAATTTTATGTCTGTTAAACCGAAAAAAGCCATGAAGTTTCCTAATTGGTTGACTAGATAGTATTTATGCCATACAAAGGAAAATTTGTACCCAAAAACGCAGAAAAATACAAAGGAGATGCAACGAATATCATATATCGTTCATCGTGGGAGGTGCGTGTCATGAAATATTTAGATGACAATCCGGCAGTCATTTGGTGGGGCTCAGAAGAACTTCCTATACCATATTATAATCCAGTAGACAAAAAATACCATCGTTATTTTCCAGATTTTATAGCAAAGATTCGGAAAAAAGATAATACTGTAATGACATACATCATTGAAGTCAAGCCTGAATGTCAAACCCAGCCACCGAAACAGCAAAGAAAAACAAAAAAGTATATACAGGAATCTTACACGTATATTGTCAATCAACAAAAATGGAAAGCTGCCGATGAGTTCTGTCACGAACGTGGTTGGAAATTCCAAATTTTGACAGAAAAAGACTTGGGAATTTAGACTAAATAGTTGATGGCCAAAAAACTAATAGACAGAATTAAAGAATCCCTAGCAAAAGAGGGTTTAGAACCACGCACAAGAATTGCTCGTCAGTGGCTGAAGGCAAAGATGATAAATTTGCGTGTTTCTCGTAAGGACTTTATGCGGGATAGAACAAGACTCCGCAACAAGTCTCTGATTGGAAGGATGTACTTCTACTTCTATGACCCAAAATTAAAAGATACTTTACCGTATTACGATAGATTTCCACTTGTGATTCCGATAAAAAGACAACCAGACGGTTTTATTGGAATTAATCTACATTATATAAGTCCGAAATATAGAATAACATTACTGGATAAACTCAGCACAATTATGAGTAATGACAAATATGATGAGACAACAAAACTAAAAATAAGCTACGAGTATCTAAGTCATGCTTCAAGAATATTTGAAGCTAAACCATGCATCAAAAAATATTTGTTTGCTCATGTTAAATCTAGATTTTTAGAAATTACAGCGGATGAGTGGGATATTGCAGCGTTACTGCCAGTTGAGCAATTTGCAAAAGAAAGAAAGAATACTGTCTGGATGGAATCAAAGGAACAATTTTAATGTCATTTTCACCTAACGCATTTTTATCTAACGTCAATGCAAAAGAAGGT